AAATGTCAATGCTGTCTATAAAGTTCATGTTTCCAGCAACATCAACTCTTAGAGAGGTCAGACCAGAATCAACTTCTGATGCGTATATGAAGTTTTCATCTCCTCTAATATACACAGCATGACCAACATGGTCATAGGTTTGAACATACTGGGTTTGTGAAGGACCGGGGGCATATGAGGAGGAATCATACCCGGGGAGCAGAACAATATAATTGTCTACGTGCGTCAATTTACCCGCTGCATCAACCTTGAAAGAATGTATGCCCCCCCAGTTATTAGCTAAGAAAACATTCGAATTTTTATCCGCCCAGACACTCCTAGCATCTGAATGCTTACCGCCATGCGTGCGGTATACGTATGGGTATGGAAATACTGCCGCTGTTGTGAATTGGTTTGAATCGCCAAAAGCAGTATACTGGTAAAGGTTGGGCCCATGTTGACTTCCCCTTTGATCCTCCATTTCAAGTTCGGTTGTGATACTATCTTTGAACGTTAGGTTTCCAGCGCCATCAGCAGAGTAAGACAAAAGACCGCCCCAGAAATTAGCTACGTAAATAAAATTCTCATCCCCCCAAACGTCCCTTGCCCAACTACCGTATCCTGTAGTACCATCCGGGCCAAAAGTTCCATCGTGCTCCCATGAACCGTATTTGGGGGCATAGTCTCCTTTATAATGTCCATCTATATGCGTCAGATTTCCAGCACCATCACTAGAATAGCTATGCAAACCGGAGGCACCCCAAGCTACGTAAATAAGATCCCCGGAACCCCAAATGGATCTAGCTTCGCAATTGAACCCCGCACTATAGTATCCGGTAAGCACTCTGCCGGATCCATCAGGATACCCAAAACCAGACCCCCCATTGTGTCCTCGATCGTCTTGAAGGCCTTTGTATGTTAGGTTTCCATTGCTATCAAAAGTGAAACTATACAAACCGCCAGACTCAGCCGCTGGGACTCCGGTAAGTGCCCCGTGAGGCACTGGTTCATAATAAGGCCCATGATGCATGCCATAACCCTCACCATAAGAACTACCAAGTGGGCAATTAAATTGCCCCTCTATATGCCATTCTGTACCGGTTTTTTCAAACATTGGAGTACTGATTACGTAAAGCTCATTATTTTCTGTGCCCCAACACTTAGTAGCCTGACCGGGTACCTTGTGAGAATCCGATAATATTAGACCTCCAGTGCTGTCAATCTTATAAGAAGATATATTATCTATTGTACCACTGCAAATATTCCACGAGGGTACGAAAACAAGATCTCCAGTAGCCCAAATGCCAGCGACGGTACCGCAAGATTTCGGGTTCAAAGAATCTCGTGGATTGGTATAGTGCTCAGGACAAACAGTCATGTCTCGCCCATCTGGAAGAGTTTTAACCTCGACATTCCACGGAGAAGGGTGCGAATTACCTAATGTTAAAAACTTTCCGTTTATATCAATTCCATAAAACTGAAAACCGTAATTAGCGTGATTACCGATAAGAACGTTATTTGAGATATTGGGAATTGTAATTTCCTCGAAATCTTGCTCAAGCCATGAGGGATGATAATCGCAGCAGTATTTTTCATGCGGGGGAGGATCATCAGGGTAAGATGGTAATGTATTTCTATTTTCTAACCAAGCTGCCACAACATCCCACCAAACATGGCCACCGCCACATATTCCCGGTATGAACAAATGCTGCAACCCATAGAATCCCCACATCTGACATCTTTCTGAATAGGTGAAATTTTTAGCCCAAGATCTCCAAGCTCCAATAGTTTCTCCGCCCCAATATTTGTTTCTTAAATGAACATCAATTTCAAATATGCTCATCGTTGTTTCTGCACCAACTGAAGAAGTTATTCCAAATTTACTCTTTCTTACTTCGTTAATGTAGTCAACATAACACCTCATAAGATCCGGGAAATCGTCGTAAAGTCTATGTCTTGTTTGTTCTGGATATCTGCACCCAAACTTACCTTCGCCTCCTCCCCCTGCATAAGTGGGGCCATGGTAATCAAATAAGCTGGGGTCTCCCCATATTAATGGTTTACTTAATGTTCGCGCGCCGATGGGTATATTATAACTAGAAGGATTTCTCCCCTTCCAATCCGTATTATAAAATTCTATACAAAAGTCCTGATCATCAGTAGGCGTTGAAGTTCGTGAATGCCAATATCTTTTACATGGAGGTCTCCACTTTCCAACTGAATTTAAAACCTTGCCCCTTTCATCATTTGAAATTTCCCACGTTCTAAAAGCTAAGCATTCGTTTTTTGGATTTTGGCAAATGTACATCCAGTGATCTGGACTCTTTGGTATTTTTTTATCAATAGCACCATCTGGCCCCCAATACCAAAACATACTGTTAAGTAAAAATGGATGACTATATTTAAATTCTTTAAGTGGTTCTGGGAAATGTATATCAACTGGAAACAACATCAGGTTCGATGTACCCAAAGAACTTCTTTGCTTGTTGGAATGCGCCCAATTATTTTGACCTCCATCACGCTTGTAGCCTCCATATCCCCATAATGGATCATAATCCATTTGAGTCATAACTCCCGTTGGGCTAACGTGAACTGTATATATTCTTATTGATGTACAACAATAAATAAATTTATTTCCAGCTGAGTCAGTAAATCCTTTTATATTGATTGCAGTATCAACTACGTCGTCTCCGTTAACATCTTTAAATTTTATTTGTAAAGTATCTTTAAGTGTTAATGCTCCTGCGGCATCAACGGAATAGCATTTTATACAACAGTCTGAATTTACTCCTCCATACCCCTGAGGGTCTAAGCCAATTCCTTCCGAAATATAAATAAAGTTTTCGTCTCCCCAAAGAGCATAAGCTGGATTTATAGAATCATTATCACCCACTTTTGTTATTGCTCCAGTTGTCTGATTAATAGAAAAAACCATCAAGCTTCCAACAACATTTGGCCATGTAGCGGTGTTTGGTGTTGTACCTTGTCGTAAACAATAAGCTCTCCAAGTGTCAGAATAACCCGGGTATTTACTAAGCTTCATTTCTTCATAAGGCCACGTATTTGGCCCACTATAAACTTTCGTTCCTTTGTTTGTATATTCCCACCAAAAGTTACCCGGCTGTACCCAACTTTGTTTTATCCAAAAATAGCCGTTATAGTACATATCAAACCATTGTATTTTATTGGACAGAACTGGAGGATCGTGGGATCTATCCCAATACATACCCTCAGCCGAATAATATGGTACTTTATCTCGCTTTGGTTTGCCTGCAGAAGCATTGGTTACATAAATAAAATTTCTATTTGGATTTTGGTCTCCCCATATTTGAGGAGACCTAAAATCTGTATGACTACCCTTAATCAGTGACTGAGCAATATGTGGCATTTTACTATCATGAAGCGCTTGGTCGTAACCCTTATATCCACCATAGTCTGTTCGCCTAATCCAAGTGAAATCATTATCAGTCCATGCTGGCACATGGATAGTGCCACCCCACAAAACGGTTTCTGGACCCTCAAGATACATTTCACCCGCTTGAACAGTACCCGCTGGAGCCGCAGGAGTATTGGTGAACCTTGGTATAAAATCCCATTTATCTTTAAAAGTAACCCTACCCGTTGTTTTATCAACTTGAAAAACATATAAGCCCGGACCGAAACCTATACCTACTATATGTAAAAAACTATTATCTGAATAGGCACCACCCGGCGAAACTTGTGAGGGTTCGTTATTATACCTACCACGCGTATCACCGGGTTCGAATAAAAAATTCCCCCAGTGGTGGAGTGTATCCATTCCGTCACCACTAACCAGTGTGTCAGTTAAGGTTAAATAACCATTACTATTGTCCCGTTTAAAAATATGAAATTGACACCCAAGCGTGTCGGTTTGTGCAGTTGAACCCCACCAATCTGTATCCATCAGACCAGTTATTTGCCCATATTTTAATTGATGTTCGCAGGGGTCAAACCCCGCAGTTTTATTTGCACCCCAGTTTGGATCTCCGTTCCAATCCAGACATTTCTCATGTCTATCAAAAAGGTCTGGTACTCCCGTGTATCCCAGTGCTCTGTTCCTTCCATACCAGCCATGCCAATGCTGAACATTCTTGTAGCCAAAATAAACAAAGTCTGCGTCTCCGCACAAAACAGGGGTATGGTAATCAACACCATTGATCCAAGTAGTCTTAGCGCTTGTACCCACAGCACTAGATAATGCATCTGCCAGCCTCCCAGAAGCGTTTGGACTAAAAATTTTGGAGTGATCTATCCTTGGATCTCTATACCCCCAATTATCGTTTAGGTATCCCGTATCTACAAGCCACCAACGGGAGGTTTTACCCGCTGGTAAATCCATAGTAAATTTATCGTTTGGGTCGTGACCCGACATTATTATTTCATCAAACGTTCCTTGATCATTTAATTTACTAACTTTTATGCCATGGTTCGCATACCAGATTGTTGAATTCATGTTACTTATTGGATGAGTCAAATGACTCCATGGTGGTTCCCCGTGGTGCCCATGTCGGCTTGGAAAGTAATTGCCGTCCCAAGAAGAATGATTTTCAGTCGGTATCCATCTTGTTATCTCTGAATATGAATATATATATTCTCCCGTTCCCCAAAGTTTATTAGTTGCATTCCAATCATAAGCACTATTCCAAATATGTGTCTTGTCCCATATGGTCGCATCAGGATTCATTCCCAAGGTCCCCAAGCCGCCCTCACCAAGAGCCATGGCAATTCCACTTAAGGGATATTCGGGTTTCGCCCCCAGATAAGGTTGAGTGACGGCGTCGTTACAATTTTCTTCAAGCGGTGTATTTAACCAAGACTTAACATAACCATCTGGAGTATCTGGACAAAACAATTGGTATTGATTAAAATTCCATCTGTTAGGAATATAATTACAATCCTCGCAGTGGCCTCCACATTTTTGAGTTGAATTTAACCATTCGGATGTATAAAGCTTGTTGTTAACATTAAATCTCCACGCGTACCCATCTTGATTCCAATAATTACCCGTGTAATGAAACATGCCCCCCTCTCCGGTGGGATCACAGCAATCGTCCTTGGGATATCTATCTGTTTGGGAATCTAAACAATAGGGGGCTACGTACTCTTTTGGGTTTGGTTGATCTAATATGAATTCTACTAAATTTTTATATTTTCCGCCTTCTCCCACCCATTGCCAATTAGGTATCCACTTCTTGGTATCAGATCCAGCGTATGCTTCAGCTGGAGTTGTGGGACGGTAACTGCCAGCATCAATAGCGTAACCATTTTTACCCCAAGATATTGGTTTTTTAATGAAATATAATCCGGGACAAAATCCAGTACCCTTATTAGGGTACATTTCCCCAGACCAATCTATTCCCCCGGCAAGAAAAGGTAAATTATGTAAATCAAACTTCATCTATATGAAATAATAAGGATTTTTTATTTCTTTTTATAATTAATCGAAATTTTCGCTCCTTAAAATCTCACACTTGGTTCTTCTGTCTTGGGTAAAACCTTCGTCGTATAAATAGTTTTTAATGGCTGTTATTTCGTCTTCCGTCGCGTCATTTAGTCCATCATATATATACACGGTGTCATTACCCCAGAAATCATCTTTTTTGTCGATTTCGACAAATAATCCATTATACATTAATAAATATTCAGGACTCATCTATTACATACCCCAATACTATTTCTGTTTTATCCCCAAAAACTCTTTTTATATAATCCAAAGAATATGTTGGAAAAGTAATCCAATGCCATTGTCCCTTAAGGGTTGATCCTTTTACTAGAAATATCACAGTTTTATTTAAATCTTTAATGTCTTGAATTTTATTTATTTTTTTAAAATCTATATTATGTTTATTTAAATATCCTTCTATTTCATTAGGCCAAGTTATTTCAAATGCTTCGTGACTAAAACTACCTAAAAATATTCTTGAAAGATTTCCCGTGCTTTGTATTTCTGACGAAATTTTATTTACATCAAAGGGATACTCTTTCCATTTTATTCCTCCATGAATATGATTTAAAGCATCTCTTATTGCTCTCGGGCCACAAGACCCTTGGTGCAGATCATTAAGTTTATCCAAACGAAAAACCCCACATCCCGGATTTAACAAAAGAATAGAAATAATTAATGCTATCTTTTTCATAGTATAACAGAAATTAATAAAGCAGCTAGGATGACACCAATAAAAGAACCTAAAGCTATAAAAAGCATTAGCTTAAGCTCGGCGGTGTTAGAAGCCGAATTCGAATTTATTTTTTTTACCTCCTTGGTTTTGGGATCAAGTTTTTTTTCTGGAAACTCGGAGCCGGGGATTAAATAAATATCCTCACCTCTTTTTGTATACCAAGTAATTTTATGTTTGTCTGATCCTATCCACCATTTAGAGCTTTTCTCCTCTATTGGTAGTAGTATTTCCTTTTTCATTATTTGTTGCCCAGCCTGCAGTTCCGTTTAGTTGTTTTAGTAACATTTCATATTTTTTAATAAAACCTTCAATTACGATGTCTCTCTGTTTTATCATTTGTATAGACGCTGTTAATTGTTCGTGCTGTTTGTGATTGCAATCTAATAGTTCAATATATTCTCTTTGTAACAAGAGTTTTTCAGAGGTGTGTTTTATATCTTGAACCAATAAAAAAGTTAAAAATATAGCAGAAGTTAAAATAATACAACTAATATAACCAACGTGTTTCATAATCCAATCTTTCATTTTTTGTTTTCTGGCATAATGCCTCTAATTTCATCAACTAACCCCAGTTCTAAACACTCATCTGCGTCAATCCACCAATCTTTGCGATCCCAGTTTCTTTTAATTTTTTGTTTGGTTAATTTGGATCTTGAAACAAAAATGTCCAAACAGCGTTCCTCAATTCTTTTAACGAGCTTGACTTCATCTTCAACCTCGTAAGTTTTTCCAATAGCACCAAATGCAGCCCTGTGGATCATCATCCAACACTGGTGACCAATCCACCTTATATCTCCAGCCATTAAAAGAATGCCTGCCATTGATGCTGCCATGCCAAGTGAACCCGTTGTTATTTTGTGCCCCCTAGTTCTTAATTCTTGAATGAAATCAAATAATTCGAATCCATCTATAATACTTCCTCCGGGAGAAGAAAAAACAATTTCCATGTCACATCCCGGGGACAATCTAGACCATTCTGTTAATTTTTTCATACATCTAAGAACAGAAACTTTTGAAACATCTCCATCAAATCTAAAGAGATGATTATTTTCGTCTTCCGAAAGTTTTCTTTCGTGAATTAATTTAGACTCTTTGTACAAAAGTTCGGCTTCGTGAGCTTCAAATATGGCTTTTGATGTTTCCGCTTGAATCTTCTCAGTTTCAGCAAGTTTGAAGGCTACTTCAGCCTCTTTTAATTTTACGTCAGCCTCAATTTCTTCTGGAGTTCTTTGATCTTTATCTTTTTCTTCTTCCATAATATTTTACCTTTCCTCTAAGCATCAAGGTTTTTTAAAAAAGAATAAAAAAACACGCGGATGCAAATATAATTACACCCGCGCGCAAAACATGAGAACCAGTGGGGAAATCTAGTCCTCTGTCGGTAAGCCACCGGCGTACCAGCCCTCCGGAAGCTTTACCTTGTTTTTAGAAAGGGTCCACTCCCCGTTTTTGAGGACATAAACCTTTCCTGATATGCCGGGACCCAATCTAACTAAATTAGACTGAGTATCGACAAAAACCACCCTTGTACTACCACAACCAACTACCAAAAATAAACTAATCGCCGCTAACAGAGTCTTCAGGTGGTTCATTTTTTTTTACTTTCTTTTCTTGTTCTTCTATTTTTCTTCGCCATCTATCCTTCAGAGACTGAGGCGTAGAATCAGCGTCACTAGCTTTAGTGTCCTTCTTAATTTCGGCTGTAGCCCACTCTAAAAGAGCCTTAACTAAGGCCACTAACCATTGCATCAGCTATCCTTTTTAGCTAAACCTCTAGAAACAGTATATCCAACCGCTCCAAGTGCTGCCACTACAAAACCAAAGACTTTATTGGCTGTGCCAGCCGCATCAGGGTCTAGGATGTCTGCACCCCATAAAAGTGATGCTAATGCCACGGTACATGTTAACCAAAATTCGGTAGTTTTCCAACCGGGCTTTACTTCTTTGTTATTTTTAACTGCCATAATAATTCTCCTATATTTGTATTATAACTTACATTATATAAAATATCAAATATTTAAATCTAGGTCTCCCAGTTTCTTTAATTCTTCAAGTTTTTCTATGGGTTTTCCTAGTCCCCCAATGACTGTATAGACGGTAAGACTGTCTTGATTACCGCTATAAATACCCCTGTGTACTGTACTGCCTCTACCTAAAATTCTAGAAAATTGCTCAAAAGCTAAATCTAGATTTTCTTGAGGCGCATTTTCTAGGACGTTGTGCCCACCAATCATAACTACTCCAGCCATGTTTCCGGTTTTCAGATCCACGCCACCAGAAAGAACATTCCCAGCAACATTATCTCTTACTGTTTTTGTAATATTCATTGGATTTTGCCAATCCGGTATTGGGGCGGCACCAAAAACAATAAGTCCTGAATCTAAGATGGTTTTGTAATCATTTGGATCAAAAGAAGAATAAGAACTATCTTTTGCAGATACCAAATTAAATAAATGAAATAATCCAGCAATACTGCTATTTGCTGTTTGCCAAAAAGGAGCAACTGCTAAACCGGGATACAATTTATTTATTTTTTCATTATCTAAAATAATTAAAGGAGAAACTAGTCCCTCGTTTACTAATTCATAAACTTCGTCTAAAGTCTTATAAGCGTTTGCGTTTACTTTTTTTCCTTCTGAAACTTTTGGTAACGCAAGTATGACACCCACTTTTGGTGTTGGGGCGTTTACTATACCATTTAACTCTCTTGCTGTATGAACCAAAGGAACTAAAGATCCTGCTCCTGTTCCGCCTCCCGCTCCAGCACAAATAAAAATTCTATCATAATCTTCACCAAATGAAAAGCGTAAAAAATCTAAAACATCCTCTTTGCTTTTTGCATACGCTTTGGAAGCAATATCCGGATTTTTTCCGGCTCCACCTTCACCTATGCAAAGTTTATTTTCAATAAGTTCAATCGTGTTTAAGTCTTGCTGCGCCGTGTTGATTGCAGACAATTTTCTATATCCCAAATTGTGAAAAGATTCTGCAATTCTAGAACCGCCTTGTCCGGCACCAACAAAAGCAAATTTAAAAGACACATCGCATTCATCTCTATTCTTTTCTTCTTTAGGTTCTGGAGCGATTGGTATTGGTATATTTGGCATATTTACGTCAACTGAATCTCCATAAATACCCTTTACAACATCGTCAGAGTCTTGTTTTTTATCTGGGCTACTGCCAGCGGGTATTGGTATAAAATCTTCTTCCATTTTTAATTTTCCTTTCTGCTTGCGTACAAGATTGTAGCTACATAATTATCTACTTGATGTTCAAAAGCTAAATTTTGAATCTGTTGTACTCTATCTAAATTTTTATCTTTGGGTTCTTCGCAGTATTCTTTAGCCTTTGAGATCCAATTTTGAGGCAATTCGTTAGCCATAACTATTTCACAAACCTCTGAAGCAACTGTTTTTTGTTTTTTGCTCATTCTTTTGACGTTGTGAATTTTTCTTAAATTAGCGCAAACCTCTGATTCTAGTTTTTGGGCAAGAACCATATTTTTCTTAATAGCTTCTAATACAAATGCGTACCCCTGTCCTGTTCCTACAGGTTTAACATTTTTAGTCGTTTGTGGGGTTCCAGACCCCGATGGTCTTCCGTTTTCTTTGGGAACCTCTTCTTTGTTTCCCCCACCAATTATCGGTTCATATAAACCTTGATCTCTGTATTGTTTGAATTTTTCTTGAGACTCAACAGAATCTGGCGCTTCTGGCAATTTCCCGGTTTCAATAGCTTTTAAGGCTTCCTCCGGAGTAAGAATTCCAAGCTCAACCATTCTTGTATATACTTTTGTATAAGTATCTGCATCTTTAATATCAATGTCTTCAAAAACGGGAGTCGGATAATTTTTGAACCCTAAATCTTTGCAAATTCTTTTTACTTCATGAATTAAAAATTCATTCAGGAATGCTTCTCTCGCCTGTCTTAACCTCTCAATAAAGACCTTGACCTTAATGTTGGAATTGGCAAATTTTTCGTCGCCAACAAGTATATGATTTAACCCCTGTTTAATATCTTCATTAACTACCGCGTATTTTTTGGGATCAAGCAAATTAGCAATATCAGGAATTACAAATTTTGCTTCCGTTGTATAGTCTGCAATAAGAACTCTTCCAACAGATTCATTATCAAAAATCTTTTGCATTGCGGTTAAATTCTTTTGATTAATTCCACCTTTGTCTGGTTCTGCACCCATGGTAACAAGAAGTATTGCTTGCTGCATTGTTCTCGTAATTGCCATATCCATTTTTTTCATTTCGGCTTTCCAATTAATATCTTCTAAAACTGGATATCCCATTGGAACCGCAAATGGTTCGTAATCTTGTTTCTTATAAAAAACTGCAGAAACTTTATCTGGCGACAATGGCAAGCTTAAGCTGTTAACTTGATTGTTTTTTAATTGATCTTTTGTTTCTTGTGGTAGATTTTCAAAAACCTGTTCGTCCTCTTCTGTTTGTGGGTCTTTAAGTCTTTGTAGTTCATAGTCTGTAACTACTTTAAAATAAGCCCCATCACTAAAAGAAATATTTCCATGCATTGTAATATCTGCTGGATTTAATATCATATATCTAATCGGTATCTCTGAGTTGTCTGACAAAGCGCCTAAAGATCCAAAAGTCTTTGTTATTTTTTTAAGATCTTGATTTTGTAATGTTGCATCAAACCTATAAACAAAAACATTACCAGACCTATAGTATTCTCTAAAAAATTTCTCTTGAAAACTCCAGAGATTTATTTTTTTAAAATAGGCCTCTAAAAATTGTCTAGACTTTTTGCTGCCACCCTTAAAATAAATACCACTTGAAGAAAACTCTGTCATTAAATCAATAACATTTCTAAACATTGCATAGTTGTAATATGCTTTTTGACAAAGAATTACAGCGTCTTTTATTTGTATGTTTGTTTGTTTTTGGTAAGTTCCACTATGCTTAAATGGAATCAGCCCATCATCAATGTTACTAAATCTATTAGTTCTTTCTACTGATCCCGCTTTATTCCTTCTCGTCGCGTCTGCCCCAAAGGACTCATTTAAGGAGGCGGATATCGGAGTGATATCATCAAGCGTATTAAGCTTTTTTCTTCGCGTAGTAGTTTTGGTAGGTTTTTTTTCCTCCTTGGCTACACTTTCATTTTTTGGTTTCAAATTTTTAGCTTGTTTTGCCGGTTTTGTAAATTGCTTCTTCATTTTATGTTGTATATTACACCTTATCTAAATATTTTAGGCTCAAATGTCGCATTTATATTGTCAATTTGCACATTTTGCATATCGTAATATACCTTAGTTGCCCAATTTGCCAACATTAAAGTTGTATAATTATCCTTTCTGGCTCTACTTGAGCTTGTGGAACGTTTTAAATGTTGTGGAAGGTCAAATGTCTGAGCTCCCTTTGCGGTGCTTTTAACCTCAACTAGAGCGCACTGTTTCTTGGTTTGGTAAATCATTTCGTCTTGATGCTCTATTAAATCTAGTACAGAGTTTTCGCCAACTTGTTTTAAGTTTACGTGAATATTTGAAGATTTATCAAATTCTTGACCATTTGCGGTAGTCCTTGAGGCAAACCATATTTTCTTATGATCTATACAACTTTGAAGATGTTCGTTAGCTCTACGGATAAAATCACTAGTAAAGTTTTGTTTAAATACAATTTTACCAGATTCTTTATTTAAGGAATTTTTTAATATTTTTAATTGTTTATTATAATCCTCCCCTTCCTTGTTGCTATCAAAATCTATAAATTCTAATTTTGTACTTGTATTTTTAAAGTCTTTTGATTCTACTGCCCCGTCAATAAATTGATAACCAGCATTATCAATAATAATCATTTCAAAATTAAAATTCTTTACTAAGTAATGTAGATACCTTATGTGATTTTTTAAGTCTCCACCAGCGACAGCATAACTATGAACCAAAGTTCCAGAACGAGTTTCGTCATCTAACTCTAAAATAGACATTGCAAAATAATCAGAAGTGGGGCTGTTTGAAAAAGAGGGATCTATGGCGAGTATGTATTTTGTTCCAGCTTTACCTCTTATTCTAGTTGTCGGTGTTTCTCCATCTGGTATAGTACATTCGTGCATTTTTTTAGCACTAAAGTAACTATCGCTTCCATCCGTAAATTGAGCACAATACTCTCGTTGAAAACTTGAATGACTCTGCCCTCCATTTTGAGCCTCTTCAATAATCGTTGTGTCTATCATTTCACTGGGTAATGCTTCGTATCCCATTTGTGATATAAAATAATCTGCATCAAGTTCTTCTTTGGAATAAATTTTACCCATCCATTCTTGATATGTTTTATATAAATTTTCAAAAGTATAAGAAGCAGAAGAAAGCGCAATCATTTTGGAATTATTTTTAAACTCCATTCTTTCATTCTCTTTCATAACCCCCTTTTTAATTAGCTTATCTTCCATTTCTCTAATTTTAATTCTGTCAGCCATGTCTTGCGGTGCTACCAAGAATGGCATTAAAACAGTTTTAATTGTTTCTTCCGGAAGAAGAAGGTACTCGTCAAGCACTAGAACATTTGCGCGAAAGCCACGAATCTTCTCTCCGCTTAATGGAATAGCGGTAATTGTACCTCCATTTATATCCCATTTAAACTGATCGTTTCTTTTTGACTTCGCTCCGAAACACTGCTTTAATAATTCTGCACCTTTTGAATCTACAAACTTTTCTAAATTTTCAAAAATAAACCTAGCTGTTCTGAAGGTTGGACCAGCTATCAAAATCTTTGTTTTTGGTACAAATATACATTGTAAGAAACAATAAACTGCAGCTATAAATGATTTACCACAGCCACGACCCCAAACACACATAGAAAAATTTCTATTAAAGAACCCCTTAAGGGTAACCTCTTGATATGGCGCTAATTTTATACCAGAGATTAATTCTGTTGTGAATCCTAAATTATATCTTAAAAATTTAGCTAAAGAAATTTTAGCCTCTTTATCATTTAAAAAACCTTCGAGTTTACTAAATTCCTCGTTGACATTTGTAGTTTTTATTTTGTATTTATCTGGACAATACCACATTATAATACCTTTGTGTCGTAAGCTAATTGTAAATCTATTTCTTTATAAATACAACCACAAGTAAAAATAAGCTCAACAATTCTTGAGGATTCTTTTCTTCCGTTAACAAAAAGAAATTGAACATTCGGATATTCTTGAATTAAATCTCTAACTCTATGAAATATAAATTCTGGCGTTGCCCTTATTTTTTTTGATATATGAGGAAGATACTGAAAACTCAAAGCGTTTGTTAAACTTTCTTCAATTAAAACTACCAAATAGGCATCGTTTTCTTTCGCTCTATCTAGTTCATTTATAAATCTATCATAACCCCCACTTATGGTACTGATAAAATCAGAAAGAGATTTTCTTTCTACATGACAATTACAAGAATGCTCTGGATGACTAAAGGCATAATCTCCATAATCTAATTTTTGAGAAATTGTTTCTCTTTTAAATTTTAAGGGTTTTTGTTCTCTTGTGTCTATTAATATTTTATATTTTTCTTTATCGTACTCGTTTCCGTCAATAATTTTTGTAGGGTTTTGATATTTGTTTTTAAAACCTATTTTTTCGCAAAGTCCATAATAATCAAAAAATATTTCATTATAGTATTGAATTGGTGGGCTTAGAACGGTTCTCAGTTCAACTTGGGTTGGGGAATACTCTATACCTTTATTATGTTTTCTTTTAGTTAGAATATTTTGACAATAAGCCTTAGATTCTTCTAAGGGTTTATCTTTGAGCCATTTTTTAAGATTTGTTATTGTATTAAAATCGTCTCTAAAGTATTGATCTTTATTTTTAAATTTAATTATTTTTTTATCATATAAATCGTATCGTGGAAAATTTTTCTGATAATATTCCACCACTCTTAAAGAATGTTTCTTTAGATGTGCATGAAGCTGCTTATCTGTTTCAAATTCCTGTTTGCATTCTGCACAGTTAACCATTTAAAATTTCATCCTCGCTAATCCCCATAATTCTCGATTTGATTTCATCCATGTCTGATAGTTTGTTTATTTCTTCGGAAAGCACATCTTTTCTTAGTTCAGCTAATTGAATCATTTGTTTTCTTGATTCTTCTTCTTTCCACATTTCAACCAAATTAATTACGCTTGCAGAAGCTTCAGACATTTGTTTCATTCTTTCGCTTCTTTTAACTTTTAAATCTCCCAGCAATTTTTGTTGTCTATTTACTGATTGGTTGTATTCGGTTTGTCTTGAGCTAATGGCTTCAACTAAACTCATAGCAATTCTTCTGCCTTCTGTATCATCTGCTGATTCGTCCAACAACCCTTGAAGGTGTTCTATTCTGGCTTGAATATTTGCTGCTATAACTACTTCTGTTGCTAGTACTATATATTGATCTACTTCTTCTTGTGTTAGATCACCCTTGTCAAAAGTATATCTAACAAAACTACTTTCAAATAATTCTCTATCGCTATTCTCTGAAAGGCTGTTAATCTGGTGATTAAATCTAAAAGTATGTAAATAAGCAATTAATGACTTTAAATCTTTTTTAATTTTGGGCGTTAGTTTTTCTTTATTTATTCCATTTAAAACGTATTTATTTACTCTGGCAATCATTACGGGAATAGTCTTTGGTGGCTTATATTCGCCCGTAGGGACGTTTTCTGGCCTTTCGTAAGGGTCTATGCCCCTAGAGTTGGTTTTGATGTATTCTGCGACAGTTCTAGTTTCTTGACTAAGGTTTGTTAACTGGTCATTTTTATACATTACTCTTGCTATTTCCATAGCTTTCATATTACTTAAATTATTATCTATAAACTCCTCTTGGTCTTTTGTTAAATTTAAAAGCCCTTTTGCTTGGTATTCGTCTGAAGCTCTTGCTCTTAAGTTTCTGGATGCTAAAAAATCTTTTATCGCTCTCCCCTCTTTGCTTCTGCCATCAACCCCTTTTCCGAAACAGAGTTCTGTTAGCTCCATTAAGGATGGTGGTTCATCCTTGGTGGAATTCCACGCGTCTAAAATTTTATCTTGAAGTTCTTTGTTTAAGTTCATTATTCGGAAATAAGTTGTTTTACTTTTTTAATTATTGATTTTTTTATATTTTTAATTTGTTTATATCCGGGTTGTCTGTTTTTTTCGGAAGTTACGTAACCCATTTCTTTTGCTACTTCATTTTCTGTTTTATTTTGTATGTATAAAAGGTTATATACTCTCCACTCTATTGGTTTTAATATTTTTTTCATATTGTTGTGAAGGGTCATAGCTTCTACTTCTATATCAAAAGAATCTGATGGTTTGTTGTATATTTCCTGTGGGTGATTTTCTAATGAAACGGGTAATTTTGTGTCATGCGCTCTCTTTTTGTTTTTAAACCAATGTTCATATAGTGGGCAATCAACACATTGTTTTACGTATATTTCACACCCTTCTTCTCCGTCTGAAGCTGAGCATTTTAAACATGGTCTAGCATAATTACCGTAATTGTTTCTTATTATATTTTTTATTTGATTAGATATAATTCTATTTAACCAAGGAGCCAATGGTTTAGATTGATCATATAAATCCCATTTTTTATAAATATGAATTCTTATAATTTGCGAAACATCATCGTAATCCATCCAAGATAGGCTTGTTAGGTTCCACCTATTTTTTCTTTTTTGTAATTCTGTATCGATCGATTCTATAGATTCTTCAAATGTTATTTTTTTCTTTCTTCTAGGCATTCTTATTTCGAAGTGTGCCAGCCTCATTACGGAAATCTTCCATTACTTGTTCAGAAGTACGTTCGGGAACACTTGGTTTTTTTGTAAAGGTTATATCCCCTTTTAATTCTTTTTCGGCTGATGCCGAATTTTCCATTAGCTGACCAAAAGTAACACTGTTCTTTTGGTGGTTTATTTCCACTTCTAATTTGTCCATATTGCCTAAGTTGAGACTTTCAGAAGGATCTTCTTCTATATCTATATCTTCGTGAATCTCATAGTTCTTTTGTTCTCCCTTTTCCTTTTTAGCTAATATCGATAGTGGGTTTCCACATGACGAGCAAAATTTAGGCTTTGGGCCAGAATAAGCCGTCGGATTACCGCATTTTGGACAATAAATCTTCATATTTAAATATTACATGAAAAAACATAAAAATAATTAACTTTTTTTAAATTTTTAACTGTAAAATATAGTAGAGGGATATTTTATGGAATACGAACATGAAGCCTGTAAAGAACTCAAGAAAAACCTCAAAGAGATAATGAACCTTTCCTTCTCTATTTCCAAAGATAAACAAGAAGCGTATACGGTTAATCATTTAGCTCACGAGTGTGAAAAAATAGTACAAAGATTAGAGTCTCATTGTAAAAAACCAAAATGAATCATATAAGCATTAGTCAAAAAATAGAATTAATAAAAGAACATAAGGATCTTTTAGTCAGCTTATTAGAAGATGAAATAAAAGAAAACGAAGGTTATATATATAGATACGCTAAAGATAATGCAGAACTACAAGAACAATATTATAATAAAATACTCAAACTAAGAGAAATACAAGCTATTATAAATAATTTTTAAAATGGTGGAAGTGGCGGGAGTCGAACCCGCGTCCTTAAAACTATCAACACAAATATACTACAAGTTTAGTCAGTTTAATACGATACGTGTCGTTACTGACAACTTCACGTAAAGTTTGGTCTATCTTTTTTTAAACTACTGGAGATGCAACCAGACTCAACCAGTGTTTTGCTCGCTATCGACGCCCTAGCTCCTTAACGAGCATCCAGAGTAGGACGGGTAGCTTACGCAGCTACAGCAGCCTCTTCAGCCCAGCCATACTTAGCGAGAATCGCGTCAGCTTCAGCCAGTGAAGGAGCCATATCAACAATGTTATCGGCAGTTGAATACCTTTGATAGATTTTTAAGGAGCCAACTATCATCTCCTACTTGCAATTTGAGTTTCTGGCCCTAAGTCGAAACCAGTACACTCCCAAATTATTTTTTGTGACAATCTTCCCCACATTTATCAAGGTCGCATAAACCAATGCCACAGATCCAACGTTTGATTTTTTTCCAAAGCCAACCGTGGTTTTTGTCGGGTTTTTTGAATTTCCCTATTTGAGAACTCCATGTGCCCATTTTAATCCTTGCAGGCGCAATTGCAATCGGCTACTGAGCATTTGTCGGATGAGCAACATCCTGCTTCACAAGAGCATTCCGTACATCCGGAATTTGCCCAATTACAACCGATTACAAAAGATGCCGTAAATAGTATAATTAAAGTCTTCATGTTATATATATTTTACACGTTTTTTTATAAAAAGTCAATTTATAATTCCTCAATTCTTTTGGCCTTATCGTCCACTACTAAATCATAAGGGGGTTTAACGTGCTCACCTTTTGTTCCTGTTGATAAATCATGAAATTTACATCCCCAAGATTCTAGTTGCTTCCAAGTAAAGTCGTAATAGCACTTTCCTGATTTTCTTGATTTTTCAGAACCACCTCTGGCTGTCCAGTATACGATTTTCCAACCTTCGTCATATAGTTTGTTGATTTTGGCAATATTATTTTTATCGGGTTCAGCTAAATCATATCTCCTTTTTCCGGGATAAAAACAAATTGTTTCATCAATATCTACTAATGCAACTTTCTGTTCTCCTTCTGGTGAGAATCTATCAGACTCATGAAACTCTTCCGCTAATTTTTCGTACATATCTGCTTCTGGGTGATTATTGTTCATATTATATTATTCTTTTATTTTGTTTATTTTGCTAACTAAAAATTTAACAAGTTCGGATCTCATAATGTCCTCTTCTGTAAAATTAAAAGTATAAATACCATGTTGCAGACTTTCTTCATCCGAGAAAGTTTTTAACATTTTTTGAAAACCCCCTTGAGAATACTCACTTTTTAGATCAGTTTGCATTGGATCAGCTAAAATAAAGCATCTACTGTTCTTTCCCATTCTGGTCAAGACAGTAGTA